TTCGGGGCCGAGCCGATGACATCGTTAGCTGATGTTGTCGCAAACTCTAGGGTTCAAGGAGGTACTCGATGCGCGTACGGAGACGTATGCAGGATTCAGTCCCTGCCATTGCTGGAAAGCAGTGGCAATATTACAACGGGGTCTGGACCTACATGAGTCAAATGAATACTCCCGATTGGGGGTACGCATTTGAGGATAGTTGTCTGGATGAACTCCATCCAGGCCCGCCCTACCGTTCTGGTGGGAACTTTCGCAAGTTCTCTTACCAGGCGGATCCCGAACTTGCTAATGTGGGTGTTTGGTATTCCAAACCCTACGTTCTCAGGTATCGGTATGAAGGCGGTTTCTATCCTCAAGCTTCCATCACCACATTTACGGTTGCAGCTACTCATGCAGAACGTGTTGCTGAGTCGCTGAATCCGTTCTCGCGGTCATGGAGCCCGTCTCGCGCAGAGAGTTACGGCGCCACAGGCTGGAAGCGATTCCGGCCTGGTAACCCTACTGCAGGTCTCGGTGTTTTCCTAGGTGAACTTAGGGACTTGCCGAGAATGCTGAAAGGGACAGCCAAGTTCTTCCGCGATACGTGGAAGGCGCTTGGCGGCAATCGTTCGGGTTTTGGACCGAAGAATGTCGCCAATCATTGGCTGAACACCCAATTTGGGTGGCTACCTTTCATCTCTGACCTCCGGAAGTTCTATCGAACTACCCGGAGCCTAGATGCGCGTATTAAGCGCATTAGGAGTAACAACGGTCAGTGGTGTAAGGTGGGGGGCACCGTTGCGTCCGACCAGCAGTCCGATATCATTTCCTCAAGTGCGACTTTAACAGCGCACTTGCCGGCGATGCTGTCGTACTACTATTCGGACGCGAGTTCCACAGGTAGCAGGGTTATGACGAGAGTTACTTCGTCAAAAGCCTGGTTCGAAGGTTCCTTTCGCTACTATATACCGGATATTGAAACGGTAGAATGGGAGCGGAGGGCCGTCGTAGAGCTTTTCGGATTATTCCCGAATCCAGCTCTAATCTGGGAACTTCTTCCTTGGTCGTGGCTAGTTGACTGGGGGTCAAATACTGGCGATGTTATCGCCAACTTGACCACCGGTTATACGGACAACCTAGCCGCGAAGTACGCCTACGTTATGAAAGGTACGGAGATCCTAGGACGTTGCGAATCTACGCTTCGCCTCTGGGACCGTACTCTTCATGACGAATGGCTCTTTCCGTTAAGTTGGAAAGAGCGAACAGGCGCAAACCCTTTCGGGTTTGGTCTGACGGACAACATGTTATCTGTCCGTCAGTGGAGTATCCTCAGTGCACTCGGGATATCTCGATTGCACTAGTAGGAATTCCACTACCCCTGGATGGTGAGCTAAAGGCGTCCTCCCTTTGGAAAAGGAGGCGTGCCACCATTCTAAACTCCCGTTTACTTTAGGAGGCTAGCCATGGCGTTCACCGATCCCCAGTCTGTCACAGTCGATGCCGTTCCCTATTCCATGCCTCGGATTTCGTCCGATGGCACAGGAGCTCTCTACAGCACCGCCGATGAGGCATTCAAGATGCGGATTTCGCATCAGGAATCCAAAGGGCGAACGAGGCGCATGGTCCGTTTGGACAAGCGTGTCGTAGCTGCAGACCCGTTGACTGCTGTCAACGTGTATCAGAGTGTAGGGGTCTATCTTGTCATCGATCAGCCAGAGTATGGCTTTTCAATTGATAATATAGACGACATCGTCCAGGGTTTTAAAACCTGGCTCTCGACAGCCAATGTAACCAAAGTGTGTGGTTCGGAGAGCTAATAATGGAATACATTATTAGCTATCTTGAACACGTGCCTGGGTACATTTGGCAGATTATTGCATTGCTCTTGCCCGGCAACAAGTTGTTCCGTTTTATTGCGGAACGTCTTGCTGCGTCGGCGCAAAGGCTTGCATAATGTGTGCCCTATTTATCCCTATCTATATGTTGATGACTATAGGATTTATCCTATATCTCATCTTCTTCTAGAAAAGGTTAAGTAGAGCACTTAGGGGGGTGGCTTGTCACCACCCCCCTATTTCTGTCGAGAAATGTGGCTGACTGTTGTATATGCGTTTCTGCATATGCAGAGGTGGACCCTGTGGCTGGAAGCTAACCCCCTAGTAAGGAGGAAGCTTGAAAAGCCACGAAAGTACTCTCCTAGAGTTGGCCATTTGCATCCATAAGGATGTTATGGCCGCATGCGTCGCTAACGTGTCAGCCGAGCGTGACGTCATTGAGATGACGTCTCGTGTCAAACACGAGGGATTATCGTTTTTGACGATAACCCTACCTGCCTATGGTGCAGACTTTGAAAATTGTCTGCGATATGGGCGTGTAGACTCGCTGTACTTTCGAGGTTTTCGAAAGTACCGAAGAATCCCTGCATTTCTACAGGGTATCTTCAGTCTAGTGTTTGATGCTGATACTGGTGAGATTCTGGAGGAACCTTCAATTTCAGCTATTAAGGGTATTAGGCAGATTGCCTATACCTTTAAAAAGTTGAAGTTGGCTTGCTCCCCGAAAAGGGTACGCAAGGCTTACGCAGGTTATATCCAGGACGAGCACGATCTTTCCGTGGCCTTGGCCCCAAGTGACATCGCCAAGTTTGGTGCTGTTGCCGATCTGTGCTGGGATTTCTTATCGGAGATTAACATCTTCGATCTGATTCCAAAACACGGACCTGGAGCTACGCAGGAGCGTATTAGCGGAAACGCAAAATATCGCTTCCTACGTTGGCACGACCGCCTTGAACAGTACTTCCCTATGGATTCTAACGCATTTGTTAACCACAATGCGTTAGATTCGCAGGAGTTCAAGGACCTCACGGTCGTACATTCGGCCGATGAACAGCCCGTAAGGGTTGTCATTGTTCCGAAGACACTGAAAGCTCCCCGTATAATAGCTATTGAGCCTGTGTGTATGCAATATACACAACAGGCCATCGCAAAAGCCCTTGTTTCAGGGCTTGAGCGGGCGCGGTTAACTGCAGGTCATGTGAATTTCACTGACCAAACAGTTAATCAGCGTTTAGCTATTAGTTCCTCTCGGGATGGTTCAATGGCAACATTGGATCTGTCTTCGGCCAGCGATAGAGTACCTCTATCAATGGTGATCCGCATGCTTGAAAAAGCGCCTGAATTGTTAGGTGCTATTCTAGCCTGCAGATCGAGGGAGGCGCAACTCGACGATGGCACACGTGTGTGCCTACGAAAATTTGCGTCTATGGGTAGTGCTCTGTGTTTCCCGATTGAGTCGATGTACTTCTATACTTTATGTATAGCGGCTCGTATCGAGAAACACGACTTACCAGTGACACGCCGGAACGTTGAAAAGATGTCCCGGGGTGTCTACGTCTATGGGGATGATATTATCATTCCCACTGACGATGCGACTGCTGTCATTGACTACCTACAAAAGTACTATTGTAAGGTAGGCGTCCACAAGTCTTTCTGGACTGGGAAGTTCAGAGAGTCATGTGGTACGGATGCATATCTCGGCGAGGTGGTTACACCAACCTACGTTCGAGAGGTGCCTCCTAATGACAGGCGGGATGCCAACGCGTTAATCTCCTGGGTGAAGACTAGTAACCTACTCTACCAGAGTGGCTACTGGCTTTCAAGCGCTCGCATTCTTAAAGAATGTGAGTCACTATTGGGAAAACTCCCAATAGTCGGAGAAAACTGCGCTGGTTTAGGCAAGGTATCATTTCAGCGGAC